AAGGATCTCTTACGTCATCTGTTCTTGCACAAAGACCTGCGATATCAGCATTCAACGGAATCCAACGATATACGTCTGAGTACTTGTCATACTGATATTTATATCCGCTGTCCACGACTGCAAATGTAGAAGCAGTAAGTTCACCAGCAAATGCTGTCATATCAGCAACGGTAGTGTCGCTTAGTTCAGGCGAAATAAATGCTACGCAATCTTTACGAACTTCACATACACTATTGATGATGTGATTCGCAAGAACTGATCCTCTTGCTTTACCTTGAATGATGAGTGATACATCTACATCAGCTGGATCTACGTATAGGCTATAGCCTTCAGTTAATTTGCCAATTGGAATCGAACTTTCGTCTGGACTATCAACTCCACCAGCAAGATTCGCTTGACCGTAAGTCAAAGATGCTTGAAGTCCTGCTTGACTCACAGTACATGCAATCCAATCTGAACGATTCTCGAAAACGTCTGGAGAGAAGTTAGTGGATCCGTCTGGGTTCAATGAACCAGATGAAGTGTCGATATCTTCAAATACCTCTAAGATTGTTCCTGCAGTGCCAGTAATTGCGCCATCTCTGTCACGTACAACAACGTGCATTCTAGTTGCACTTGAAGGAGCAGAGTCAAATAAATCCGCATCTCTCCACTGTGTGCTGAAAGTGGAACTGTACTGAGCGCCATCTGCTGGACTAAACACTCTATCAAAGGTGACTTGTCTCGTATAAGGACCAGATCCAGTAGGCGAAGCAATTGCAGTAACAACTAGTTCGTCTCCAGTTGATAATACGATTCTATCTCCAACTGAGAGATATGTGAGAGCCGAAGTGCTATTTGTGATTGTGCCTACAGTTTTGTACGGATCAATTACTAGATTATCTGCTCTAGCAGTTACGCTCATATTAGAACTTCCTACGCAATGAGATACTTGAATAGAGTTACCTAATGTACCTTTGTATTTTGCGTTGAAGTTTGTGCCGGTAGATGCTACGGCTGAGCCGACAACACGTGTTACGTACAATGCGTCACTGTATGATAAAAAGTTTGCGGCTGAAAAGAACGTCTCGTAGTTTGACCACTGAGTAGTCGTTACTGTACGAGCAGTACCTTGCACGATAGTAGGAGCCGCATCATTTGCAGATCCAGTTCCGCTACCTGTGTAAGTAATACTGTATGTTCCAACTACTTGATTGCCAACTGAAGACCATGTTAGTGTAATCAAGTTGCTGACCACTGATACTGAGTAATCAGTTACACCATCTAAAGTTAGTTTAGCTTGAATTGCTGTTGCAACAGCAGATAGATCAGCATAATCGCCTGCGGCAGTAGCGTAAGTTTCGCTACCAACTACAAGTGTCCACGTATCAGTAGCGGCTCCACCTGCTGTGGGCACTGCAACATCGTCAAACGTTACAGTCTCTGCGGTACCTGCAGAAGATTCAACTGATGTAGAACTACTTAATGGTTTACCAAAGCGATTAACTAAGTCTTGCTCTGATGTTACTAGGATTCTTTCTAGTTCTGGACCCCAACGGAAAACACCTGCGATAGCGCCTTCAGTTGTCGCTACAGCTGGGACGACATTCGTTAGGTCGATTTCGCTGATATTAACGCCTGGACTTGTTTGAAAAGCCATTTCTCATTTCTCCTTGTTTATTTTGTAAGTTATAAACTTCTTTATTTCTATATTTATAAAAACAGCAATTTAGTAGTTTAACCACTGGGCTGTTCCTAACTGTTCCTCTTCAAGGATATCCTCGTCATAAGTGTTAAAACCAATTGGTAGAAGGCTTTCCATAAGTTCTTCTTCGTTCCTTGATCTGAGTTTATCGATAGTATTTATGTCTGTGACTTCTTTGAAAAACGTTTGATCGGTCATCCATCCGAATAACACTAGACACATAACCAAATCATCGTGTGTTCCAGATTCCGCTTCATAAGAATTGCCACGTCTGGAGAATGTTGAAAGTTCATTTATTGTTTGGAAGTCGTTAATTATTAATTGATCTTGTTCAATCAACATTTTAAGCATATTACAGCCTATGGACTTCACATTTTTTGTAGTTCTGATTCCTTTATCAGCGTTTTTAGAAAACCCAGTAGACAATCTTTTACCCGCTCTTCCTGCCGACTCGGTAAACATTAGCGTTTCAACCTCAAACTCATAATGTAGTACTTCTGATACCTGTTCTCCTATGTCGTTTACTTCGATTAAAGTATACGCATCGTTGTATCTTTCTATACTTCTATATATGATTTCAGCGTAGTCAATGGGGGTGATGGTATTGTCTTTGTACACACATACTTGCTGGTATGGCATTTGGGTTACATCAATTATCTGAAATGCAGAATAATCTAAGCCTTTTCCTCTAGACACATCTACAACACACACGTAAACGTGGTTATGTTGTGGTTGCTGATAAACTTTCATCTTATCTGTCTGTGCAACAGGCTGTAGATCCACCATAGTCTTGAGTTTAGAGCCTTCTATCAATGTTCCTGAAGAACCTAAGAAAGCACACTCAAACTCTTGCGAGAATTTTTGCTGATCAAAATCCATAGCGGCAAGAGTTTCTTTCTTCCACTTATCGTTGCGACCTGGAACTTTGCCCCAGGGCACTTCAATATAGATGTATCCATTTCTATTTTCTTGTGCGCCAACACACGTTTTATAGAAATGATTCAGTCCGTTTGGTGTGGAAGTGAATAGAATCTTTGTTGTATCGCCAGATGAAATCGTAGGAAAAACAGATGCAAAGAACTCATCCCAGTTCTCTACGAATGCAGTCTCATCGATATACAAAAAAGAAATAGATTTACCACGAATAGCACTTGATGATGTAGAGCCAGCTATAATCTTACAGCCATTTTCGAATTCAACTGAACCCTTGTTCCACTCTATAACTCCTTGCTGTAGCCAGCTCGGAAGTGCTTCGTATGCAATTTTAATTCGATCTAGGATTTCACGTGCGGCATCGCCCTTGTTTGCGAGTAACGCAACTGTTTTGAAATCATTAAATATTACGTAATGCAGAATAACAGCAACGGCTGTAGTTGTCTTACCAGCCTGTCTTGAAGTGTTTACTGTGACCCGCCTGTTCTCAGTGATGGCAGTACAGATTTCTTTCTGGTAATCGTACATCTTAATCGGTATAAGACCATGATCAACGTGTACGATTTGAATGTATTTTTCAGAGAAGTATATAGGATCTTTAGCACACTTCAAAAACTCAGTGATCATTTCCTGAGTAAATTCAACATCCGTACCTTTGCGCTTTAGATTGACGTTACCATTATAACCTTTAGCCTGCATCTTTACTTCTCATATCTTTCAGTAGTTGCTGAAGTTCAGCGGTAGATCCAACAAACATATTATTATTTGTCACTGCTTTTTCTGATGGATTCTTTTCTTCTTCACTCTCTTGCTTTTTGGCAGACATAGAGACTAAATCTTTGTTAGCATCTACGAGCGTTTTCATGATGGTTGATACGACTTCATATGCACGAGGATGCTCTGATGCCTTCGCAACATCTAGCATTTGCTCAAGTGCTTCCGTGCCGGTTTCAATGATATTGTAGAAGTTAGTTCTAGCATAGTCATAATCTCTATCAACTTTATCATCGACAGGCTTGATCTCTGCTAGTTCAGTCTTCTTAGGAACTACCAATTCACCTTCTCCTTCATTCAAATTTTGCAAAGGCTCTAGACCCAAGCTATTACTAATATCATCTTTAATCATGTCAAGCATCCAATATTTGTACGATCTCTGCCCAATTATCATCAATGTTAATATCTGAGTATGCGACAGAATCCGCAATTTTCGTAGTAGGTTGACCGCCACTGGTCAAACCAGGTTGTACGTTCACTTGCTCTTCGGCAACTGTAGCCGTAGTATTAGTATATATATTATTGTCAACGAACTTAATTATTCTCTTATTTGTAGTTGGTCCGAAGTAAAATGCTTTCATTTGAAAGTTCAATGTCCACATTAGAACTCTTCTAGTCTCAAAATCTCCTTCATATGAATCTTCTGTAGTTACACTCTGTAACACTACAGGAATGTCTACATAGAAATCCATGCTATCTATCATCTTAACACTGACAGTCACGTCTGGCTTGAAGAATGGCAAGATTTGCTCTAAAATCTTTGTGCCATCTTCAGTGTACTTTGTCATAATATTCAACTGAAAGTCTATATCATATGGAGCAGGACTATATAAATTTAGTACGTTATTATCATCTGCGGTTATTGATTTTGTTTGTCGTATGAGCGATCCAACTTTACGTGCTGGATTATAGTTCATGCCCATAATCTCGAATGACATACGAGGTAGAGTGATAGCAGGTTTATCTAAGTTTGGATCGCCCTCTAGTCTCGCAAGCAACTTCTGTGCTGGTGCATAGTTGATCGGTACAGTCATTCGCTGTATCTCAGTGCCTGCGTTATTACTGCGACCTATCTGAATATCATTAAACAGTGTACCAAATACGGCAACTGATTTTCTCATTGTAGCATGATAGAAATGATCTCCAAACATTAGTAAGTCTCCGAAGGATCACCAAACGGGTTAGATTCCGTAAAGTCTAAGAAATTATCTGCAAATGATTCTAATGCAACGTTTTCTGCAGCACCATCTGAAACCCAAGCACCTCCTGTGGTATCAGTAACATCACTTCTAATAGCAGTAATTGTTCCTTGATAGTTATTTTCAGACCCTGATATAGTTCCTCCAACAGTAAAGTCTCTGGCCTCACCACCAGATCCAGTTACACCAATGTGGGATATCCATAAGTTCTGACTGCTATCTCCGGTGTCTTCTACTTGAGCAACTTCTCCTGATATAACTATTGCTGGGGTATCTCCAACTGCAGGTGTTAGTGTTTGGGAAATTGTTTCTCCCACCTTAAAGAAAAGTCTATCAATCAATAAGTTAACACTGAGGGGAACTTGATAAGAAACCTGATTGATCTTGGTATCGATTGACTCAACACCTGTATCAAAGTCTTCATCATTGTATTCAAACAATGAACAATTCAGTCTATAAACAGGAAGGTCTGATAATTGGTAAAATGGTTTATCGTCTTCGACATAAGATATTTCGAAGAAACTGTTTGTCATTGGAAGGAATAAGACATCTCCTTCTTGAGGTCTAGGATCAACGCTATTAGCAGAGAATACACCAATTCTTCTTTCCCATACTCTTCTAGATATTACAAAAGAAACCTCATCACGAATCTCTAATCCAAATTTAGAATATAGATCCCCTGAACCTTCGAACCCGTCTACATTTTCAATATAACCTTCAATTAGATATGCATCATCAAATTTAGATGCAGGATCTTCTCCAAGTATATTATCCCTATTAATCAGGGTTCTTGGTATGTAATAAATGTCTTGTCCATATATCTTTAAGGACTCGACTATCAGGTCTTCGTATAGATGCTGTTCTGATCTTACGGCCTGAGAAAAGTATACGTTT